TGATCACATGAGTCGTAGAGCGCCTGTAACAGATAAGTTCATTACGTTCTGGAAAGGGGCAGCACAAGAATACATTGAAGAGACCGGGAAAGTCGACATTCCTTGGGTTACCTTCGATGGTAAAACGCTCTATCAACGTTACCGCCCTGTATTGGAGGAACGAATAGAGTTCACTGACCCTGTAACTGGCCGTCGAGTTTACAACGTCTACAAAGACAGCGTAACTGACGGTAAGCTAAAGGGGAAATCGTCCATCGTTGATGCAAGAACGGGTTACGGTGTAAACGGTAATCATTCTAATGATGCGGCAATTGTTCGACAGTTCCACTTGTGGGGCCGTAAGAACGATGTAAAAACTGCAACAATCCATGATGCTTTCTTCGTTAACGTAGGAGAAGCAACAAGAGCTAAGGGTGCTTTAAGACATCTATACGCGGATGCGGTAGAGTCTGACACTATCCTTAAGACACTCCAAGCTATGCGCAAGGAGGGTCTCTCTGAGAAGGCTTACCAAAAACTTCTTAATAAGGCCATAGAAGATGGATTGATAGTAGAGGATGGCTTAACAGCCGCTGATATCCTCGCGCCGATTCCTGTCGGTGAAAGTTGGTATGGGATTGGCCCATAACTGTCTGTGACAATAACAATAATTGGCCTGTGGCCTAGGAGAATAACATGAGCGATGAAGCTAATAATGAAGTAACTGAAATGGAAACCACTATGGAAACTGAAGCATCAAACGAAGTTGATCTTTCGTCACCTGAAGTCAAGAAGATGATGGAGAGCATGGTCGCTGACCAGTTAGCTCAGATGAAAGAGAATATGAACAAGATGTCTAAGCAACGCGATGACGCGATGAAGAAGGCAGTAGAACTTGAAGAGTCCGCTAAAGCAGCTAAGCTGGAGAAGCTTGAAGCAGAAGGTAAAACTTCTGAAGCCCTCCAGATGAAGCTTGATGAAGCCCTCGCTCGAGTTGAAGCTCTTAACGGAGTCAATACTACCCTAACTCGTGATCACCAAGTTGACAGGCTTCTTGGAGACCAGCAATTCCGAAATGCTACGGCAAAGGATATGGCTAAGTCTCAGATTATTCAAGAGCTTAAGCAAGATGCTGAGGGTGCATGGGTTCACGCTACAGGCGCTTCACTCGGTGAATTTGTTCAAGCCTTCGCTAAAGACGAAGAAAACGCTTTTCTTTTTAAACCCAAACAGTCTACAGGTGCAGCTGCAATGCAGCAGCTGGGATCTGACGGGCAAGTTCCTAAGTCGAACAAGCCCATCTCTGAGATGTCTTTTGAAGACTTCTTACGAGAGGATTCCTCAGCACCATCGAATGATTTTGGCTTTTAATAACCAATATAATCTTTAAGGAGATTACACATGGCACTTTCTGATTTTACTTCCGGTACCGCCGGTTCTACAATGAAGTTCAAGGTTCAGCGATACGTCAATGACTACGCTCATGAGATGTACACTAACGCTAAGAAGCTGTCTGGTACGGCTATCGTTGGCGCTAGCGCTGAGATTAACACGAGCATTGAGGATTACCTCGGACAGGCTCGTTGGTACAAGCCGCTGATGGCAAACATTAACGTTCCCAGCGTTACTGATGCTACAGCCGGTAACTACACTGAAGTTGACACCGCATTCTACAAGTACGCCAAGACGGTTCGTACGCACGGTGCAAAAGAAGTTAACGTACAAAAGGTTATCTCACAAGAAGATGGCCTCGCTAAGATCGCTCGCGATTTCGGTGAAACTAAGGCACAAGATGAGCACAACTCAGTACTTGAGTCTCTTAACGGCGTAGCAGCCTACGAAGTATCTCGTGGTGGCGGCATTGTATCTTTCAACACTGATGCAGACAGCCCCACTACTGGTTTCTACGTAGACGTAAACGCACTGGGTGAGTTCGGTAACGCTGCAACTGGCCCCTCTGATGAGCGACGTCTCATTGATCAAGCTAAGCAAGGCGCTATGCGTGGCGAGCGGCTCTTCAAGGCTATGGGAATGGCTTGGAAGGACTACGAGGCTCCCTACTACTACATGATTACGTCTCCAGAGACTCTGGCTGACCTTCGTGGAGCTAACCTTGTTGATGACACTACGATTACCGAAGGTAACCTCGTATTCAACACTATCTTCAGCGGCAAGTTCCGTCTGCTCCTTACCCGCGCTATGGGTAACGACCAGTCTGCATCTGCTAACGTTAATGACCAGTCTGTAAAGACTACGTTCATTTGTAAGCCTGACGCGTTGACTATGAAGTCACTTGCTGTACCTATGCCTGTAGAGATGGACCGAGCAGCAGCTGCTCACGGTGGTTCAGGTACTACTGACATCTGGTATCGTTGGGGCTACGTATGTCACCCAATGGGTTACTCTTGGGATGGCTCTGAGACCCAGTTTATTCAAACTGCTGGAACTGGTGGCTACGATCAAGCTGACTCTTGGGTCCGCAGCGAAGCTGGCTACTTGAACTTGGGCATTCTTCCTATCCTCCACGCTTGATAAAAGAAGAGGTGGGTCATGGCTATCAAACTAAACGTAAATAGCTATGTCACCTTGGATGAAGCTAACGCATACTTTATAGATCGCTCAGATAGTGACAAGTGGCATCTTCTTAATAACAACGACAAAGAAGAGTATATTACTACAGCCACTCGCTATCTGGACGACGCAGTAACGTATGTCGGTGTCGCCGTGTCCACCTCTCAGCCTCTTGCATGGCCCCGTGATGGTTCTTACTTCGATGACAAGTTCAACGATATGGTGTCTTTTCAAGACCCCGATAGACCTCACAGACTGCAAAAGGCTACCTTTGAGATGGCGATGCACCTTATTGAAAACCCAGGTGTATTAAACACAGTTACAACAGTAGATAACGTAAGTGTATCATCAATCAAACTATCTGGTATTCAGAACCCAAGTCGTTTACCCCACCTTGTAAGGAAGGCCTTAGGCAACCTTGCTGAGTTTGGTGGTAACACTCCATGGAGGGCTTGGTAATGTCTTTACGAGCTTTAGTAGAAAATGCAGTTGATCTTGCTTGGGATGTCACTGGAGACCTGAAAACCCCAATGGTTTTTAAGTCCGAAGCACAATCCCAGTATGATCCAAGTACCTCTAAAGTTGTTACAAAGGTTGTAGAATCTAAGCTATTCTACGGCTTCCTTGTAGTAGCTAACGATAAAGACTTGACCAGTGCAGGAGTTGCTATAGTTCCTGACATAGTCCAAGCAATCGTTAAGAGGAAAGACATTCCTTCTGACTACACTAAGTTTGATAGCATCTGTGTTAATGGTGTAGACCACCGTATAACACATTACGTTGATGATGGATACACAGTGAAGTTTACTGTATCCGCAAGATAAGGAGGGTTTATGGCTAACTACACAAGTCTTTTATCCTCTGTAGATAACGTGTTTGCCTCTAGCTCTTGGCAGAGCTTTGGTGTTAATGCCTATCCCGCTAACTTCTGGCCAGCTACTACTCCAGATGAGTTTGTTATTTATGAGATAATACCCTCATCACCTCCAATAGAGGAGTACAGCAAACCAGACTATAAGCGTGGGTTAGTCATTGTACAGATCTACACCAGATCTAACCAAGGTTCTCTGAGGACTTATGAGATAGCAGACAAGTTATCTGATCTTCTGGAAAACCAGTACTCTGTTGATACACAACTTTCTGACGGGACCCTTAACATTAAGGGAATCGATAAGGACGACACAAGTTTATTCAGGGCTGACTACAGCCTACAGTTTAACTCATTTTAACTTTTAGGAGGCTACAATGCCACATATTTCATCTATTGGTGCGGGGATGTATACATCTCTCACCTTCCTGAACTCCCCTGTGGAGGAGGGCACTGGCTCAACGGCTGGGACAATCTATAAGGGCGATACCCCCGTAGAGTGGATTGACTCTTTCGAGACTACTGGTACCCCATGGACTGCTGGGACTGATGCTGTCAACTTTGGCCGCATCCGCGAGTTCCCTAACCTTGGTATTCCCGCGAATATCGTAAACGTTCCTCAGTATGGACAGGCAGTATCTTCACAGATTGCTGGCCAGTCTGATGCTCCTTCTATGGACTTCACGTTTAACTACGTACCGACTGAGCACGCGTTTATTGACGCTATGCGCCAAGCAGCTGATCAGTACTTGTTCCGAGTACGATTGGCTAACGCTAAGCAAGACGTAACTGATACAGGTGTTAACGTACCTTCAGTTGATGGTAGCGGAGAAGTCACAGAAGCTTCAGACTTCTTCTTCTTCGGTTCAGTTGCATCTTTCGAGATCGTACCTAACCTTACCGACTCTAACCAGTTGAATGTCACTCTGACAATTGACGGCGAGATGGTAGGTCCGTACGCTTGGAATGCTGCAGGT